TTCTTTTTTTCAAACGTGCAAATGGATTACTTGCCCTCTCAACAGTAGTGGGGGAAGTAGGTGTTCTAGGACCTAATATCACTTTTCTGCCTTCTCCTCCACCTAAAAACGCATATTGCAACGCATCATGACAATGAGAGAACCTATTTTTATCAGGTTTCTCTTCATATCTTTCATTTCCCATATAATACATTCTTTTATACTGATAACCACCTTCAAATCCAGAAATTAAGCTAGTACATGTAGGGCTAATGGTAATAGATGGTTGCCCATCTGACATTCTGTTAATAACAGACTCAACTGCTTCTACTCTTATGGATATATCATTTGTTGGTGCTGGATATGCAGATATTCCTGCAGCTCTTAACATCATAAATGGAGTATGCTCTGAAACTTGTGCCATTTGGTTTCCTGCTGGATCACCAATAAACTTAAATGTTAACTTATCCCATTGGTTTTTTGATATTTCTCTTTTTAATATCTCAGCAAATCTGATAGCCCCCATGTCTTTACCAATTATTTCATGAAAAACAATCCATCGACCAGTATGTAATTGCTGACAAAAGACAGCCGAAGGGGAGCGACCAAAGTCAATGCCAACAATTACATCATTTTGATCATTAGGTGATAAAGGATCTTTTGATACATGTGTATCTCTTCTAAATGTAGGATATACTGGCTTACCATCCATCAATGCTTGATATTCATTTAACACATATACCTTAACCCAAGATGGTGCTTTACCTAATATAATTTTATCATAATAAGATTCTTGCAAGTTCTCTCTATTTTCTGATTTCATATTAGGTTGGTAGCCTGCAAGATTACCATGATCATCTTTCTTTTCTTTCATCGCCCCAGGCTGAGAAAAGAAATTCCAATCATCAGGCTTGATCATTAATAACCTTTCTTCAGAAGTCATATACTCAGGTATAGCAACTTCCCCAGCTACAATGCCCCACCAGTGATCTTCACTTGGAGCATTTGTATCCATAATAACACCATACCAAGTTGGACCACCTTCACGCATTGAAGGAAAACGACCAACACGCATAGTACATGCATCAACAATATTTTTATTTATTTCCCTAGCTTCATTTATCCAAACACCACTTAACTCTAAAGATAATAACTTTTTTACATCTTCAGTCTTATCTAAAGCCAAGAAGATAACTTCTAGTTCAACTGTTGTTTTATCTCCAAGTGCAAAACATATATTATGTGTATATGGAGGCGACCAGACAAACCGACCTAGATCATCGTCAAACCAATCTCTCCACGTTTTAATCGTAGTTGTTTTTAATTGTGGATTGGTATTTCTTATAACTGCCCATCTGCTTTTTCTTATACCTTGTTGATTTGGCTTTTGATTAACAGACTTTCGCATAATCTCCATACAACAAGTAACGGATTTACCACTGCCAACTGGACCCCTGATACCACGAACAAAAGAACCATCTTTCATAAAAGCTTTGGCAACACTCCCAGGAGGTTTATAATCTAATTTCATATTAGATTTCTTCTTGCAGCTCCACCACCAGCTCCAGATATTAATGCACGCCTAGATGCAGTGCTTAATGTTGGTGCAGATGTACTATTTGTAGTGTTAACAACAGATGTCTGAGTTCTAGAAGGAGTCATGTTGTTATTCTCACTACCTTCATTTGAGTCTTGACTTTGTTCAACTGAATATTGATTAGTACCCATATTAAATTCTGCACCACTTGTTCTGCCTATAGGACTAAATCCTACATTACCAGAATATCGTCCATTATTAACAACACCTTGGACACTTCCATCTTTAGAACTGGTTACGGCATAACCACCATCTCTGAGTCCAGAAGCAATGTTACTATAATTAATACTTTGTACTGTGCTTAATGCTACACCCGTTGTCCCAGGAATATTTACTTTTGAATCTTTTGCTTTTTGGTCAAAGTCCATAGCAATACTTGCATTGTCTCTTACAGTATTTGCTTCTTTGGCAGTTATAGCTACATCAATTCCTTTTTTAGCAGCATCTCTTTGCTTTTGATAATTTTGAAATGATGTCTTTCTGCTTTTAGCTCTAGCATCTCTACTATCTTTACCAGTATTAGAACTAGAACTTTTTACTGACCTACCACCACTCACTCTACCAAAGTCTGAATCCGATGGACCTGAATCTTCGCTACCCATATTTAACTCCTTGTGTTTTTGGCTTTATTTATATAAAATTTTTTTTAAAGTTTTGTCTTTTCACATTGTGTCGTGTGTGTGGTTTACCCGTTATAGTAACAGCTCTCATATTTTAGGACGGCTTTCTCTACGGCACATACCTGTGTGGGGCCCCTCAATCAACGTTGAAGTTAATGTTTACTGCAGTGTTCACTGACTTAGGTGCATCAACCCTGAGTCCAGCTCTGTCCATTAAATCTCTAGATGCTTCTAGTCTAACATGCGATGACTTGCTAGTTAACAGATCTCTCATAGTTGCTAGTGCTTGTGTTGCGTCCCAACCTAAACAACTCATTGCTAATTGTTGTCTATACTCTACAACATGAGGCTTGTTAAGGGTTATGTATGCCCATGCCTTGTTCCTACCCAGTCTCTTTGCCCCTTCTGTGGGGTTGCAACCATCATGCAACATTGCGTGTACTAACTCAGCTTGTGCTTCTGTTACTTTACTATGTGTTGGAAGTAATGTTTGACTGTTCGTTTCTATGTCATTCATCGGAACAATCGAACCCTTATATCGTTCTTGTTGTGTAGTATTTGCTTTCATTGTAAGTCTCTTACTGTTTCTCTACGAGATGATAACCATAGGTGCTATTATGCTGTCTATTCACATTCCTAACTCCTTGTTATGACTAATGATTATGAGATGGCATCGAGCCATACATAATCATATTGATTACCATCAATCCCTTTCATCACATTCCCTGACAGGGGTCTAAGTGACATTAATATTACGATTTGCAAATCGTTAGCCTTATTCTGCCCCTCGAAGTATCGAAGTCAGAATAAGTAAATTCGATGCAGAACATAAGTGCTTCATGGCACTATTATGTTCTTTACTCATGGCTACGTACTGTGATTGTATAACACGATATCATCATGGCATCGAGCCATGATTCAATCGTAAAACTTTGCAAAAGAAAGTACAAAGTTTTCTGTTCGTAAGAATTTTGTCTGACTTACGTCAGGTCAAAACCGTGTCCCACTTTCTAAGAACAGGTCTACTACTACTACTAGGTTCTGCACTGCTCTTTCTTCGAATAGAGATACCATGCTCTACAACCCCTTCTCAAATGGTCTTGTTATGTTGTGTTGGATATCCCTCTCCCCATTTGCTCATTCTTCCTAGTAAGCCAAGATGAACTTTTTCTAAGTAGAAAAACTGGGCTTACACGGAATTTATCAAGGGGGTTTCCCAAGCATGAAATGGTTACTGCATCAGAGCAGTACATAACCCAGTAGGTAGGTGCTGTTTAATTTAACTTTTATACAGAAAGGAACATTACAATGTATAAACAATTAGACTTATTCAAGAAAAGCCAACCAACTGATCTATCTATATTGGAGGATATGGTATCTATACAATACTACGAGGACATAGCATCTCATGGAGTTAGTGACATGCGTATGCCATTCAGAGAAGATACACAACCATCTAAACAAATAGATTGGGACATACAGCAAGCACATGAAGCTGGTGACACACAACGTGTGCAAGAATTGCTCACAATCAAACGTGACATGAACTAAGTAAAGCCAAATCAATGGGGGTATAATTTATATATCCCCTTAATACCATGAAAGGAACATTACAATGGTACAATATAATACAATATCTAAAGACAATGCAGATCAACGTCGTAAGACATCTGCTAATCCTAACTTAACTAACCCATCTGTTGCACTTGACGAATGGAAACAACAACATCAGACACCTGACCAGATTCAGGCACGTAAAGAGCTTGATGCTATGACTACAGAGCAACTTGACGCTATTGCTTCAGAACTTAAACCTAAGTCAAATTATACAGATGATTGGGAGTTACGTTTTATAACCAAGGCATTAGAACTTGCTGAAATGTTTGAAGATGGCAATGAGGTTATCATCAAAGCCAAACTTGGAGATCAGATACCACGTATGTTTGAGAAA